AAGAAGGTGTAGTCAGGGTCATCGTGTGCGTATTTTTAAAAATACTACACCTAGTCTTACAAGGACTAGAAAGTACAGCGATGGCAGTACGGAGACCCTGACTTACCCTTCGTCTTATAATTATTTTGTTGAAGTAGATGGAGATATATTGAAAAAAACAAATAGTTTTAAAACTGCTGAAGAGTTTTATAGCGGTGAGTGTGCCAAGAAACACGATGATCCACATGGTCGTATGTTAATTGGTGGGCACCATATGATAGGCGGGATAGCTACCGCGCAGTCTGATTACCCTACCTCAGATAATACAAAGTCTGAGATACAGTCATTTTATGATATGCGCAATGTAGACTATAGTACCGGCGATTCTAAGGCGGTACTATTAAGCAAGATAAAGGTGAATGATTTTACAGGAACAAAAACATTGGAGAATAAATGAAATATGTTTTAGGTGAGACGGTATCAAACTTTACTATTATAAAAGATGGTGTTGATTTAAAAGGCAGGTTCCATGATGTTCTTGATAACCACCCCCTTACTTACCATTGGTCGGACGGTGTCAAGAAAATGATTTCTTTAAAGTTGTACGATGAAGTAATGAAAGATTCCTAAGTAAAAATGCAGAAAAAGGTAATAAGAGATCGGCAGGAAAAGATCACAATAGATACTCCTTACGGAACTATTGAATCTGACTCTGGTAATCATTTGGTTGATGTCGCGACAATAGTTTTTATTATACTCGTTTGTATGTTATTAAAATTTAAAGGAGCATTATTGTTAAAAAGGATGTTTAATAAATAATGGATATAGGTGTATTAAATGAACTTGGGTATGTGGAAGTAGTTGAGATATCAATTTGGATTGGTCTAATGTATTACGGAAAATGTTGGATAGATAATAGGTTTAAATAGGCGTGAAAAAACTATTATTAATATTAGCATTATTCAGTTGCAGTGATGATTACATGACAATGGAACGTAACATTATTAATGCTGACAATAGGGTGCCGGTATATTTTTACGCTGATGCTGAACAGGCCGATAATACCAATTCATGGAGACCGGTGTTTACTTATTATGTTTATTTAATGGATGAGGGTGAGTATGATGCTTATTTCCACGCTTATTGTATAGACGGCGATTCAGTTATATGGTCTGGAATACAGCCAATAAGGCTGGAGGGTGGTAAGAAAATATGGGGTGAGTATGTTAGCAGTGTCAATTTTTCACCCCAGAATATAGCCAATGTTACTCCAATGGCTTATGTAAGTGTGGAGTATTAATTATATAAATGGTAAGAATTTATGACAGATGTATATTCAGATTACGGCTCCACAGGGGTCATGGTTTTGTTATTTTCTGGGATGCTGTATTGGTTTAGGGGATTTGTAGAAAGGCTTGTAAACAATAAACTGGAAGACCTTGAAGAAGAAATACAGCAGAATAGGAAAATACTGGTAAAATTAATAGATAGATGGAATGTAGCAGATGCCTCAAGGGATAAGAGATATGATAATCTTGTTGATAACGCAGAGCGTAGGCATGAAAAATTAACACATGAGTTAAGAACTCAGAGTGAGGCTTTAAATTGGCTAAAAGGTAAGCTTGATAATAAATGAAGAAGATGAAAAAGACTAGCATAGGAAGTGGACGCGGTACTAAAAGAAAGTATAAAAGTTATCGCGGACAAGGCGGTAGAAAAAGATGAACAAAAAAGAAGTTGACATCTACGACCTCACACTATCAAATCAAAACCGTCTTGAAGAGTTAACATTGATGAACGCAAAACAAAGTTCTGATATGCACTATGTAAAAGAATCATTAGATGAGGTAAAGACTTTAATTAAAGAACAGAATGGTCGAGTAAGGGAATTAGAGGGCGGCATGTCAGGTATAAAAGCCATAGGTGGCATGCTGTCTGCTGTATTCTCGGGTTTATTTGGTTATCTGTTCACGAAAGGGTAAAACATGGACATTAAAAAAGTATTAATTGAGTTGGCAGAAGCGCAGGCTGATAAAGTAAAAGATGAAATGATGAGTCAGCTTAGTTCCAGTGATATGGAAGAAAAGATAGCTTCGGCAATAAATGCTAAGATAGACATACCATTTGTATCAGAAGATAAGGAGCAAATATTCTTTGAAAAAGTTGTTGACGTTGTTACTGATTTGTTGCACGGTATTCTCAAGGGGAAATAGTTTGCTGAACGAACCGCAAATTAAAGACCTCATTGAGCGGGTCTTAAAGAAGATGGATTTGCATTCACCTGAAGCATCCGATCTTGTCTACAAGACTGGTAAGGTGGAAAGTGGTTATAAATATATAAGGCAGATAAAGGGGCCAGCGAGAGGACTTTTCCAATGCGAATCATGGGTGGCGGTAGATATATGTAAGAACTATCTTGCCTATCGTAAAGGTCTTATGCGCAAGGTGGCTGACGCTACCAAGGTAAAGCTCTCTTATTTTGTAGAACCAAAAGAAGAGGACTGGAGTTATATACTGGAAACAAACATCGCCGCTCAAATAGCGATGTGTCGCTTACATTATAGACGCATACCCAAACCACTCCCATCAAGTTTAGAGGGGCAGGCCAAATACTGGAAGAAATATTATAATAGTATGGCTGGTCGCGGTACTGTAGAGGATTTCTTGGTGAGGTCAGCATAGTGCCTAAACAGCGTTATACAATCAGGGATTTTTCAGGTGGTATGAATTCTAAGCGAGATTCCCGCGATTTGCAGGAAAATGAATGTGCTTTTATTCAGAACATGTCTATTGATTCATTAGGTAAAATAAAGACAGCTGGTAAGCTATATGCCCATATAGAGAATCAGGATGGTAGTACCGATCTTGGTGAATATATTGTTGAAAGAACCGCTGGTTTTACAGGTGGTGGTGGTTATGGATTGTTTTATTTTGAATCTGACCATAGTAGGGATGCTGAATCTGTTATTGAAGATACAAAGCACCCGGGGTCATCAAATGATTTAGCAATAGGAACGTCTGCTGGTCAAATAGGATTTTATAAGGTTGAAAGTGGCGGTATTAGTTCAACAGCCCCAGAAGGTGGTGGTGCATAATTATGGCTACACCATCTGAAAGTTATATGACATTATATGGTGGAACTAATGCTTCTAATAGTACTATCTATACCAGTAATCTTATAAAGATTGGAGACAATATAAGAATATCAGGTACCGCAAGTAATAATGGTGTTTTTAGTGTTACAGATATTACCACATCTGGAAGTGATGTATATTATGTATTAAAGGGAAATCCAATAATTGGAGAAACTTCTAATACTAATAGAGATGTGCAAATAGAAGTTATACGGGCACCGGGTGATAAACTTATAGCTCTTGGCGATGTGGATAGCGCTGGTGGTGTTGATGTCTGGTCAAATAATGCAGTTTCCGATTATACTACTAAGGATAATGGGTGGACAGCATCAGCTATATCCCCAACGCTTGATGGAGATGATGCTAAGTATATATATCATTTTGCTGATGAGGCATTACGTGTTTGTAATACCAATCTTCAGAATACAAGCCATGTAAAATGGTATGGTTATATACAGAGACATCAGTTTGCATATGCGGCTGTTGATGCGTCGGATGGTAACAAAGGTAGTAGTCTTGTATTTTCCGAATGGCAGGATCATCCTAATACATTAAGGCCACCAAGGGTAACTGGTAGTTTTACTTATTGTTATGTCAATTCTCCAGCTGTTGGTGAATCTGGTGGTACTAATCCCACTTTAACAGATAGTCCACATGATCCTACGCAAGAAACAAATTATTTTAGTGAAAATCGTGGCGTTGCTATAAAAAAATTAAATTCAGGTAATTCAAACAGTCCTTTAGAAATAAATGATACTGGTGGTATAGCCGCAAACCTTACAGATACAGACTTTAATTTTCAAGATGCAGATAATAATGCTATTTTAGATCAAAGTATTTTAGGTGAAGTAATTACTATAGATGAAGACATTGGCACTGCTCCGAGAGAATATTTATTTTGTACTAAAACGTCTGGTGCCGCTGGCGCAGGAATCACATATAGCAGAGCCTATGGTGGGGCATTAAGTGGTACAGCTCCGGATAGTTATGCAGATGAAAATACTCCAATAATAGAACGTGGAATTGGATTTAACATAGGTGTTAGTGATGGTACTGCTACTGGCACTTGGCAAGCAGACACCTATGATTTTTATCAGTCATTTGTTTATGATGGAAATCAGGAATCGTTACCAATGCAAATGAGTGATGGTGATGATGGTACAAATCTTGATGCTGGTACACATACTGCCGCAGGTGGAAAGTCTTTACGTGTTTCTGTATATGCAGATTTAGCGTATAGCGGAAGAATATCTGGTGGAAGAATTTATGTAAGGAAACAAAACAGTGACGATGATCTTATATTATTGGTTGATATTGATATCGTTAAAGGTGTACGTACCTCTATTGATGGTGATCATAATAACTGGACATATGAAACCGGTAAAGGATATTATGTTACAGCTGATGCAACTGGTAATTCAATAGACCCAAATCTTGATACATATAATACTATAAATGGATTTGCTCCCGACGTTAGGTTTGTTTCTATTGGTGGTAAGAATGAATCCTATCAGGCTTCTGTCGTTGCTGGACGCAGGGCATTCATAGCAAATGTAAGGACATTCGGGTTTACTGGTGAACTTGAGCGTTTTGGTGACCGGATAATGTATAGTGAGGTAAATAAATTTGATACATTCTTACCTGATAATTTTATAGATGTATCTAAAGGTGACTATGGTGAGTATACTGCTCTTGAAGTATATGCTGATAGGTTACTTGCTTTTAAACATAACCTTGTACATATAATTAATATAACAAACCCGAGCCCATCGAACTGGTATCTTGAGGATACTATAAAATATTACGGTGTTACATTTCCATTTAGTGTTACTAGAACAGAATATGGCTGTGCTTGGGTAAACGAAGCTGGATGTTTTTTATATGATGGTAACAGAGTAAGGAATCTGGTAGAGAAGAAGCTGGATATTAGTTCTGCGGCAAACTCTAGTGTTGGTGCTTGGTATCTTCAGGGTCGGGGTAGTGCTAATCGTAAGGCTCCAATGATAGGTTATGATGCAATGAGTAATTCATTAATAATACAGCGTGACCCGAGCGATGGTTCTACGAATAGTAATCAGGCTTACATATATGATTTTGATAGCAATGGCTGGGTATATAATACTACAATGTTTACAGATAGTGAGAATACAACTAATTTTGTTACTGATTGGAATAATAATTTAACTATTGGTATAAATGTAACCTTAGATACTAGTGATGTAAACTTTTTTAAATACCTACCAATCCCAGCTACTAGTACCAGTCAAGAACTTATAACTAGGGATATAGATTTTGGG